GATTGAGTTAGTCGATGAATGACATGGATTGAAACGCTCGCTTTTTAAATGGCGCGACCTTCCAACTCTTTTTTGAAAGCATTGATCCGATACGGGAATGCGTCTGCGGGGAACTTGACCAACCTTCAAACATGGCAGACGGATGCGATTGAGCAAATCGCAGAACAAAGAGGTGGGGAAATCGTCAGCGGATCAACCAATGGAAGCACTTTTACCAAGATGACATCGATGACCAACTTTGAGTGGGTTGAAGTGCTAGGTGAAGTTTTAGAACACATTGACAGAGGCACACTGCCACAATCACGAACCATCGCTCGCCTCTTTTAAGTTATGCCAATCCTTGATTCATACGGAAACCCAGTGACCAGCGGCAGCGGCGGAAGATTTGCCAACGCAGCGACTCGCTATGACAGATCACAACCAGTTGAACCTCTTTTCACGCAGGACTTCGACGCGCTTGTTCCCGATTGGGATCGCAAGACTTTGGTTTCTGGATCTCGGAAAATGTTTCAAAACTTTCCGCCAGCAGAAGGAGCGATCACGCAGAAAGCTGACAACGTAGTCGGCAGAGCATGGGATGCGAAGTTCAACGGCGAAGATAAGGAATGGGGCAAGCTCGCAGCCGATTGGCTGAATCTTCAATGGTATGGAATGTGCGACATCAAAGGAAACGACTTCAAATCTTTGCTCTGGCTGGATTGCGTTGCTCTGGATCGCGATGGGGATTTCTTGACTGTATTCGAGCCGACCGAAAGCGGATGGCCTATGACTCGCCGGATCCCAGCAAACCGCATCGGTCAAAGATCGTCATTTGACGACAAGATTTTAGTGGGTGCATACAAAGGAGCGAAGATGAGGCACGGGGTCATTATTGACCGTCGCGGTGTTCCTTTAGCCTATAACATCCTCGGCGACACACCCGAAGAGGACATTCAAATCAACGCGGTCGATTGCGTGTTTTCAAGTGATCCAAACTGGCACGACCAAACTCGCGGACTGCCAAGTCTTTCGGGAGCATTGAAATTTGTGAGATCATCTTTGCTCTCCCACGAATGGGAGCAGATGGCGCAGCTCATGGTCTCATCCATTGGCTTGGTTGAATACAACGAAACTGGCGGACCGGACATCGACGACCCCGGCTATACAAGCCCAACCGATTCCACAACGACTCCAACCACCGAGCTTTTACAGAACGGCACGATTCGCTATTTCCGCAGCAATTCAGGCGGCAAGATCGAGCAGGTCAAACATGATCGACCTGGCGACATGTGGGATCGCTTCCAAGATCGCGTGATTCGGATGATGTGCAAATCGTTGAAGTGGCCGTATGAACTGGCATGGAAAGCGAACGAGATCAACGCTGCACTTGTCCGCTCGATCCAAGATCAAGCACGGATGAGCGTCGAGGATCGCCAAGACACCTTGAAGGTTGGCGCCATGCGTCAGGTTCGCTGGGCAGTTGCAAAAGCGATCAAAGAAGGAATCCTTCCACAACCCAAGAATCAAAGCGATTGGTGGAAATGGGATTTCATCATGCCACGCAAGTTCAGCATCGATGCTGGCAGAGACGCGGCACAACGCCGCGAAGATTTCAAGATCGGGTTCAAGAATCGAGGTCAGATCATCACCGAAGAAGGTGGCAACGAAGAGGTCATGGAAGATGACCGCATCGAAGCCGTGTTCCGTTATGAGAAGAAGATCCGTGAACGCGAGCAACTGGAAGGATTTGTCATCGATCGTCGCAAATTTGAAATGCTGACACCGAATGAAATCCCGATTGCGGCGCCATCGAGTGAAGATGAGACCATCGATCAGGAAAACACACCCCAAAAAGAAGAAGAATGAAAACCATTTTAATCGAAAACAAGAGCGGCAAAGTGAAGCTCAATGAAGTTGTCACCCGCGAATCAATCGGTCGTATGATCGATGAGATCGGCAAGCTATTCGGCGCAACTGCATCAGCATCTGGCGCGGACTTTGGCGAGATCATGAACGCAGCAGAAAACGCTGTGGATGTTCTTGAGATCGAAATCAATTCACCGGGTGGCAGCGTGTTCGATGGCTACACAGTATATCATGAGATTCAAAGCCTCAAGGATCGCGGCGTTGTGGTCAACGCAACCATCACCGGCATGGCGGCATCGATGGCGTCGGTCATCTGCATGGCATGCGACAAAGTCTCAATCGTCCCGCATGGCCGCATGATGATCCATGACGCATCCAGCGGATTCTCTGGAAATGCCGACGAGATGAGAAAACAAGCCGACCTTCTCGACTCGATCAGCGCAGACATCGCCAACATCTATTCAACCCGCACCGGGAAGGAAGTCGATGAGATCCGCGCCATGATGAAAAAGGAAACTTGGATGGACGCCAAAACCACAGTTGAGAACGGATTCGCCGATGAAGTTGTCAGTAAAGCAAACGCCTTGGTTGAAATCACTCTCAATACAGACACGCAAAATTCAAACTCAGAAACTGACATGATCTTCCTCACCAACAAAGCCGCAGTCGAGAAAATCTCTGGACTGGAAGCACGGACCGCAGAATTGGAAGCCGAAATCTCTGCACACGCTGCCGAGGTCGAAGCTCTCAAGGCTGAACAAGTAACCGCATCCGAAGCAATCGCAGAGCGTGACGAGAAGATCGTCGCTCTTTCCGCCGAGCTTTCCGAAAAGGTTTCAGCCATCTCCGCTGAACTTGCCGAAAAAGCCGAAGCAATCGCTGCTGCTGAATTGGTAATTAAAGACCAAGAAGCAATCATCGAAACTGCCAACGAAAAACTTGCTTCATTCGATGAAGAAGTCGCGAGCAAAGCCCAACTCCAGATCGCATCACTTGGATTTACTGGATCCATTCCAGAAGCATCCAGCGAAGTTGGATCCACTCTCTCGACCCGCGAACAGATCAACGCAATTCCAGATGCGAAAAAGCGCCAAGAGGCGCGATTGAAAAACTGGAAAAACCTCTAATCTCCTAAACTCTAATTAAAAAATATCATGGCTAACACCTTTGACTCAGCATTAGTGACGGACAGCCTTCGCGACGTAGCGATCACTGTCCTTCAATCCCGCCTTGCTCCGCTTAACGCGTTTTCGCAAGACTTCTCCGCCGATCCGCTCAAGCCTCGCGCCACTGTTCAAGTGCCGATCGCAACAGCCGGTGGAACCACTCAAACCAACGCAAGCAACTTTGAAAGCGGCGACAGCACGCTCGACAACGTGGCCGTTTCGGTTTCTCAGTATTCCAACAGCTTCCACCTAACCAACGATCAGATCAACGGTGGTCATCGCCTTGAGAAAATCGCCAAGATCAACCTTCATCAGCTTGCCAACAAAATCATCGATGTGGCTTTGGCACCTGTCACCGCAGCTAACTTCGGCGCAGCAACCATCGACGTTGACACCGCTGGCGACGTTACCGCAGCCAGCCTGAAAACATTGTGGGCAGCCATTAAAGACGGCGACTCCCGCAACCTGATCGTTGATGGCAGCATCTACGCTCAATTCCTCCCAGCTAACTTGGACGCATTCCAACTTGCAGCTGGCGGCAAGAACGTAGGCATGTATGGTTTCGACTTCTTCTCCTACAACAACCGTTGGGATGGCGCAGAAGCAACCGTCAAAGGCTTTGCTTGCTCTCCTCAAGCGATTGCAGTTGCATCGGGTCTCCCTGCTAACGACATCGCTGGAAGCGACATGATGGCAGTTGAGAACATCGAGATCCCTGATCTTGGTCTCACGGTCCAAATGAACATGTGGGTTTCTCGCGCAACTCGCGCCGTCTGGGCATCTTACGATGTCATGTTCGGTGCTGCAAAAGGCGATCCAAACGCACTCAAAATCATCAAACTCACTCCTTGATCTGAATGAGCTTTATGGTTAAAAGCGGCGGCGAAATGAAAGCTGCGGAGACAACCTCCGCGGCCCGCCAAATCGCTGCCGAACTTGCCAACAAGTCTGGGGAAAAATCTTACATCTACCGCTTACCAATCGTGATCGAAGAGGTGATCTATCCTAAGAAAAAGGAACCCGTTAAAGACTTTGAGCAAGAACCGATAAAGCCCAAAAGAAAGAAGAAATAAATTTCTCTGGTTCGTAGTTCATAGTGGAGCCAGCTACTCGAAAGGGTGGCTGGCTTTTTCTATGTGTTGAAACCATCCAAATTGTATGAGCATCGTCGCATTCGTCAGAACAGCTTTTCATTCATCGATGGACACACTTGGAGGCGAGAACGTGCAAATCGGGAACCACACCCACAAAGGAGTCATTGAGGACATCGGAACCGAGCTAATGTTGGGCGAGGGTGGCGATGAAGTCCGCCGAGGTCTCCGCATCACTTTCCCCGGGAATGCTTTCCCATCGACCCCAGCTCGCCGTGCAACCGTGACCTGCCGATCTCTGACATGGCAGATCACTCGCGTCGATAACGGCCCCGGATCACTGACCATCGAAGTGGAAGAACCAGAAGCAAGAGGACGATGAAGCTGAACATCGAGGTCAATTCCTATGCGATGGCGGAACTCAACCTCACGTTGAATCGTCTTGCAGAAAGCACGGGCAAGACGTTGAAGGAAGTCTTACCGTCACAGATGCGCTTGCTTGCTGCTGATCTGGCTTATGTTACTTACCCAAAAGGCAAAGGGTCGGGGGATAATGCAAACCACATGAAGAAGATCAGATCGAGGATCGCGGAGGTCTATCCACACGTTGGAACAGTCGTCAATTTACTCAAAAACGTCGATTCCAAAATCGTTCCTCGGTTCGTGAAATACATGAATAATCGCCAATATGGACAAGCCAAACTCATGCTTGATAAATACCTGCCCAACATGAACATCAGCGTTGGCTCATTCGACGGCGGCAAACTTCACAAGGAGCAATCTGAACAGAAGAACGCCAGCCGTCGACTTCTTGTCGCTGGATATTCCCGCGTTGAAGCTTACGCAAACAAGACCGTTCGCAAGTCAGGATTTGCAAAAGGAGGATTCGCCACCGCAGCTCGGCAACTCGGCGGAGTTCGTGGCATACCCGGCTGGGCAACTCGTCAGAAAGCGCCAGGCACAGGAACAGTGACAGGTGATGGCAGAACCCTGACCGTCACGATGACCAACCTTGTCAACTATCTTGGCGCAGGCGCGCTGAAAAAAGGTGATGAGTCAATCGCCGTCAGTAATCGCCAGAAAAACGTGACCATTCTACTGGATCGAATCCAGACCAACAAAATCAAAAAACTAATGAGACGATGAGTAATTTATCCCTACACCGCAAAGTTGAAAAAGCCCTGACCGCTTATCTCCAGACGATCATCACATCTGGCATCACGATCTATCCCGGACACGACAAGGCATCGGTCGTGAACATCCCGCACATTATCGTTTATTCTGAGGACTGTGTTCCACATCCAGACATGCCGACGTTCACCGGCATCCGCATCGTGACAACCCGCTTCCAGATCCGTGTTGATTCGGAAGTCGCTAGTGCCAGAACTTTACTTGATGGCTGGAGAAAAACCATCGAGAACACGCTAGGATCTGTCCCAACGATATTGGCAGCACTGAATCCGCCAGCACAAGGACAAGACAACCGCACGATCACCGACCTTTATTTCTACGACATCATAGCCGGGACTGAGCCAACAGAGTTCGACCGAGCCGACTGGGTTGAGGATGTCGTTGTTGGCGTTGTTTGCCAGCCGTTGGATTCACGATCCGCCTAGTTGAAATCCAGCGTCTTGTATGGACGCAGTCTATTTTCACCCAGCAGGTCACAAGCATCACTTTCGCAACGTGGAGCCTAAAGACGGTAAAGCAGATCTTCACGACGACGATGGAAAACTCGTTTTCAAAGATGTGCCTGTATCAGCCGAACCGAAGGACGGTTGTGTCGTGATCGATGGTTATCAACCCGCAAAAGTCTCCAAATCTAAACAATAAAAAATCATGGCACTCACCACTAAAGGCACAGCTCACTTATACGGAATCGTCGGCGGCGTCGCTATCGTCACCAACGCAACCGTCATCTCTTGGTCGCTCAATTCTTCGAATAAGAACGTCGCAGAAACTGCAAACGAAATCGGCAACGAGATCGAGCGCAGATATGATGACCTTCATCAAGAAGGCACATTGACCATCCGTCCCCGCTCTGGATTCACTGCTCTCGTTCCAGGTGCTAACTACACCTACAACAGCGTCGCATTCGAAATTATTTCAGAAGGTCGCGAAGAGCAGAACCAAGGTTTTGTCACTCTGACCTACGCAATCAAAAAATCCGAATACGTAAGCTACGCTTAACCAAGTGGATGATCGATTCTATCACTCGTATCTTGCTCCAGAAGTAAAGGTTTGCGGCCGCAATCTGCAAACCTTCACTCTCTGGCATCATCTAGTCTTATCGTCGATCAATTCACCTGTCGCACTTGGCGGACCAAACATCAGTATTCCCGATCTGCTTCTGGCGGTTCGGGTTTGCGGCTTGAAATATGGTGAGCAACAAATCAAGCCGACGATCAAAGACGTATTCTGGCGCCTGAAGCTAACTCGCAACAAGAAGCGATTTAGAGAAGAGGCATCAAAGTTTTATGCTTGGATGTCGATGCAATGCAGTCCCCCCCGATTCTATCGAGGAGGAAACACTGGGGGCGTCACTAAAGGAATCGAAAGCGGTCCGCGCTGCCTTGGTCTCGCTTGCTCTCTCATGTATCGTGGCGGCGTCAATGAGCATGACGCGTGGAATAGTTCGCTCGGCAAAGCTCTCTGGATGGATGTCCAATTCGCCCAGCTTGAGGGCATCCAACTCCGATTCTTGGACGACGCGGATCTCGACGATTCCGAAATCGATCTCTCAGAACTCACCGACGAAGAGGCAATGGAAATTTTCAAAGCAGATCTTCCAGAAGAATTTGTCCAAGGCTCATTCGATCACTGGAAAACGAACATCAAAGGAAAGGCAAACTCGATATGATGAAATGGGTATTTGGAGCAGACACGACACCATTCCGCAAAGGGCTGGATGACATGCGCACACAGACAAAGGCTTTTGCTGGCAGCGTGAAAGGAATGCTTGCCGGTGCGATTGGCGTTGGAAGTATTGTCGCAGGACTTAAAACTGTTGTTGAGTATTTCAGCCGTATTTCAGATCTCGCGACTCGCTTTGGTGAATCCGCTGAATCCATGCAGAGAGTCGGGGCAGCAGCGCAACAAGCCGGATCTGATCTGGAAGGAGTCGCCAAGGCGATGACAATCGTCACAAAGAACGCCAACACAGCAGCAACACAGGGCGGATCTATGGCTGAAGCATTCGCGGCCCTCGGCATCGATGTTTCTGGCTTCGTGAACATGCCGATTGAAGACAAACTTCTCACCCTCGCAAAAGCGATGGATAACGGCAAAGGCAGCGGACAGAACCTCGCGCAGATGATGCAGGTGCTTGGTAAATCTGGCGCTGAAATGATTCCTCTTTTATCTCAGGGATTTGAAGAGCTTCAAGAGCAGATGAAGAACACCAGCGTTCTTTCAGAATCAACAGTTGCCACCATCGAGCAATTCGGTGATGGCATGGATGATTTGAAGCAAAAATCAATGGTGCTTGGTGGATATGTTTTCCAGTTCTTTGATATGCTAGGAAAAGGAATTGGCGGATTGCTCAATTTCGTCATTCGCGGATGGATGGAGGCATTTTCCCTATTAGCCGATAGCTCAATGGAAAGCGCTTCAATTATGAAAAAGCTTTTTACTGGCGATTTTCAAGGAGCCGCACAAGGAGTCAACAATCTAAAAAAGAACTTCCAAACCTCATTCGATCAGATTGTTGAGAACGCTCATGGCTTTGTGTCAGATTTGGACTACGCGCTGGCTGGCGGCAAGACTGGGAAAAAGGGATCATCTGCCGATGTTGAAATGCTTGCAGAGATGGCGCAGCAAGAGGAAGAGCGTTCCAAAATTGCAGAAAAAACAGAAGAAGACAGAAAGAAACTTGCAGAGGAAATCGCAAAACTCAAAGAGGACGCTGCTTTCAATGAACTCAAACTCGCCGAGCAAATCCTCGCTTTGGAAACAAAAAGCGAAGAGATGCGCAAAAAGGCTTACAAGACAGTGGGCAACCAATCCTTAGAGGCTCAAAAGGAAATGCTTGAAACTGAGAAGGAGCTAAAAAAACTTCGCGAGGATCAAGGAAAAATTCAACAGACTGCAAATCAAAAAGCAAAAGAACTTGCAGACAAAGCCAAAGCGGAGGAAGCAAAGAAAGCGGAGGAACTTGCTGAACTACGCAAGGATGAGGAAAAGCAGATCCGTGACGTTAAGTTTGAAGGACTCAAGACAGATGAGGAAAAGGTTGCGATGCTCGCAAAAGAGCAGTCAGACCTTTTGAAAAAAGCCCAGAAAGCAAAAACCGAAGAGGACAAGATCAACCTTCGAATGGAGGCCCGTGACAAAGGATCAGAGATTGCTGCCATCTTGGCGGACAAAAAAGAAAACGTCCTCCCAACACTTTCCACAAGCTCACTCGCATCTATCGGTGGTGGCGGCAGCGCAAACATCCTCGCAGCAGGAACGCAGAAAATCGACCGTCAAATCTCCCTCCTTGAAGTGATCGCTCGCAACACCGCCAAGTCTGAAGGTGGCGGCATAAAAATCCCTGACCCAATCTAAATCATGGCAATTAAAATCAAAGGCAGTCTCGGGAGTAGTTACGCTATCCAACCGGGTTTCTCACTCACTGAAAAAAACGATGGCACGATCGAGGGTCAAGTTGTTTTCATTTGTGACAGCAGTGGGGTTAGCAACCTCCCACAAATGGGCAGCGCACACCCGACTGATTATCGCTGCGAACTCTACAACCGCGAGATCACCTATCTGACTCTGGATCGCATCCAGATGACGGGTTCTTATTTCGGACTCGTTGCAAACACAACCGAGGCAATCATCAGTTACACCCCGAACACAAACCAAGAACCGATCACATCTCATCCGCAATTTGAATCGTTTGCAGGGACGGTCAACGCTCCACTCAATGGTGCGACCTTTGACGAGGACACTGGGGAATTCATTGGTTTCTATGATCCAGCAATTAAAGACCTTTATGGTGTGATATATTACCTCACTCCCGCCACTTTACTTTCTAGGACTTATTGGACGAAGAATGTGCCATTGCTCAACAAGAGGATGAAGCGCATCACCACAATTCCGGGGTTTAGGAAACCATCCGATTGCAAGGAGTTCTTGATTCTCGATTATCCATACCGACAAATCGGGAACTTTTACCAAGTTACCGAGCAGATCATGGGCAGCGGCCCGAACGGATTCTCAAACATTCTCTATCCTTAAACCATGAACCCGCACCGCAAAGGCAACGCATTCCCACAAGCTGGCGTCCCTGGAGATCCTCGCTTGCTCGACCAACTCCATCGCCAGATGGTTCGCGGTCCGAACATGCAGATCACGCACACCCACAGCGGGACATTGATCAATCCAAAAGCCCCAAAAATTCGCCGAGTTCAAAAATTTCAATTCCAAGTCTTTGTCAGAGGATTAGAGATTGTCGCGTTTCCGGGATCTTTTGTGGGTTCATCTATTGATGAAGTCGTAGAGGTGGAACCCATTGATGGAGATTGGTATCTTTACGGAAAATTGACCATTAACGAAACAACTGGAGCAATCACCACTCAAGAGGTGCTTTGGGGTCAATCTATACCAGATGATACAGCAACCATATTTTACACTGGAATTGCGTTCATCAATGTTGACGGTGGGGTTCCGGACCCAACATCCATTGAGCAATATAATTATGGACCAATTCTTGGATTGGTTGCTGGTGGCATTGTCAATAAATGGATCACATATTTTGTATGACCGCGCAAGAATACCTTTCATTTATCAAAACTAAAAAGATTCAATCGTTGTCGATTCAAGGTAATCATCCACACCGACTTTCGAGCGTCTCAATAAGCGGATCAGCGACATTTGTTGAGGATGGTAGGTCATTCACTTCGCCGGGGCTTAGTGCTTTTGTATATACGCACCATTTAGATACTTCAGGGATGCGCGAATATTATCGATATTTATGGGGCAACTATTTTCCAGTTTATGACTCTGGCAATTTCCTACTTAGCTCCACAACCTTGATGCCTTGGTTGTTTCTTTATGGTTTAGATTCCGAAATTCCAATGCTGACAGATTGTTACAATTTGAATACTAAGTATTACACGCGCAACACATTAACAGATCCTTGGAATTTGATTTCTGATGTTGATTCAGAATTTGACGCTTCATTTTCTTTGACCATATCAGGCGGAGGATCGCCAGATAGTGGTGGATATGATGATACAGCTAGTGGAGATGCGCTGATCCAAGTTCAAATCAACACAAACAACGCAGGGTTGCCACTTGAACTCAATGGATCCTTTTATCGAGATCCATATGTTGACGCATGGGCATCAGAATCCGATGTGTTTGCAGATGATTTGTCAGATCAAGTCGCGGCTGGCAACGCCGCTCAAGGTGGTGGTTATTCTGGGTCATCATCAATTACGATCACATTCTCTTGAGGTTGAAACGCCCGTCTTTATATGGCAGCGCGTTCCTTAGATCTCATCATTAACACCCAGACGGGACAGCTCCTATCGGGTTTCAACTCCACAACCCAAAACGGAAGCACACCGAGCTTCGTATTCGGCGACCTCACCCCGATCACTTGCCGGCTTGTACAGCCGAGCGGATCTGCTGAAAGACCTTGGGCAGATATAGATCTGACCAACCAAGAAGTTCACGTTGCAATCGGCACTCCTGGCAGTTACCCGACCGCTGGCACATTCACGCTGACCTATGGCGCGAACACCACGACCGCTCTGGCTTTCGATGCTTCTGCTGCCACAGTCGCGGCCGCTCTCAACCTGCTCGCCAGTATCATCTCAGCAGGTGGCGTCTCCGTGACATCCGCAGCAGGTGGATCCTATCGAATCGTCTTTACGTCGGTTGGAGTTCGGACTGCAATCACTACAAACACCACGGCACTTTACCCGACATCAACCTCGTTCATCGCCGTTGCTCAAACAGGATCAGCATCCGTGCAGGAAGTCGTCGTGATCCGCATGGAGACCCAACCAGCGGCTTATGTCGAACTCACCGACGATCTTCCCGTCGCTGCCGCCACCGTCACCACCGTTCGGGCTGGATCGGCTGGCGTTTCTGAAATTCAGAAATTGACCTTCGATCCGATTCCTTACGATGGCATCTATACTCTAGCTTATGATGGAGAAGAAACCACCGACCTCGCTTGGGATTCAACAGCGGAGGAAATCCAAGCTGCCTTGATCGCGCTGACCGATGTGGACACAACCGGCATCAGTGTCACAGGTTCATTCCCGACCTTCACCATCACCTTCCTTTCGACTTATGCCAACGTCTCGCAGCTAACTGTGGCGGCTGATTCTCTGATCGTTCCAACAGGGAAAAAAGGTTCGATCTCACTCAATACCACAGGCGTCGTTGAGATTCTCTCAGGAGCAACCCGCGCCGACGTCACCATCGAAGTTCAAGTTGTTGATACGGTCACAGGTGACACATGGACGACGCTCCAATCCCCAGCGATCCTGCGCGAGGACATCATCAGCAATTCTCCAGCCTCCCAGACTGCTGGCCCTGTCTACATTCTCGAATCGGTCGCTGAGGCAAGATACGTTCGATATGACGCAGCGCAAACGCTGACCGCACCGAACAAGTTGCAAGCCGTGACCAATCTTGGTTTCTCAACCGCAAAAGCCACACCAGTTGACGCTGACAAAGTAGCAATTCTCGACTCAGCCGCATCAGACGTGCCGAAGCATTCAACCCTGTCCGCAATCTGGACATGGATTCAAAGCAAGTTCGCAGCAGCATCGAGCAAGACAACCCCGATTGATGCTGATTCATTTAATCTCGTAGATAGTGCGGATTCCAACGCTGCCAAACGGGTGACAGGCACGAATCTTAAAGCCTATCTTAAAACCTACCTTGACACGCTCTATGTCGCTTTAACAGGTAACCAGACCATCGCTGGAACTAAGACATTCAGCGGTCAGGTTGTAATGTCAACCATGCCGAAAGTTTCTGCCTATAAGTCAACCGATCAAACTGGTTTAACGGCAGGGGCATATAATAAAGTCACATTCGATACAGAGGTTTATGATGTCGGGTCGAACTTTGCGTCATCTACTTTCACCGCTCCATATGCTGGATATGTGCAAGTCAATATTTCGGTCTACAAAAACGGAACAACT